CAAAGTGCCGAGGCTGCATTGGGACCCAGTGTGATGGCAGGTTTTCCGTTGAGCAAAGCTTCTCCAGCGGCAATACTGGAAAACGTCACAAGACAATGTATGTCCTGTGACAGTGCATGTGCCATGCTGTCATCACTGGTTCTGGCACTGCGACCAGGCTTGCGTCGCACTATGACTTTGCGGTCTGTTCGACTGTTTAATTCTTGCAGCACTGATTCCAACCAGGCATCCAATTCAATGTCGTACAAATTCAACAATTTTTGACTGGGGGGTGCTAGTAATATTTGACTGCCACCGTAAAATTTTCTAGGTTGAAAGCCTGTGGCCGCCAGGCGATCTCGCGGACGATCCAGAATCGGACCTAAATTTTGCACGTCATTTTTGGTAACGCGATGAAATGTTTTCTTTTTTCCGTTGCCAAAATAACCAGTGTCGATGTAATAAAAATCTCGTCCAGCAGCACGACAGGCTGCCATTTCTTTGCGCTTGGTTATACCGCGCACAACCACTGGTATAGAACTGGTTTCACTCTTACTCCAGGTAGCAAGTTGCCCACCACAACCTAGAGTAAAACTTTGTATAATAGGATCAAACATTTTGCCTTTCTCCTGGTATCTAAATTCGCTGTCCAGGCCCAAAATAGTTGTAGTATCCAACGACTGCACTTGTTGGATTATGTGATCCATCTGCACATCAAAATAATCTCCCGCAGGGTCTACGCGATATTTTAAGATGTCTTGGAACAATTGTGTTATCTCGCTGGGCACTGCATCTAGCACATGAACTTCTGGTTGAGCAGGTGGTATTGATTTTAGAGCAGGTGGTGCCAGCAATGCCGGCACTGTCACTGGTTGGTCAGTTTGTTCGCAATATTTGGTTAGATCAAACTCGGCATGCCATTCATGCGCTTGGTTAGTTCTGCTAAATTCTTTAAAACAAGGTGCTCCCAAGGTATAGTGCAATAATTTTGCCGAAGCACTGTCACCAAATTCATCCGGCAGCCAGTTCCATGCCACAGGCAATTCACCTATGCGTTCATCTTCCAACCAGGAGAATCTGTGTAAAAAACTACCTGGTTGACTTTGTACAAATTCGGGTGTAAGGCATTGATTCTTAGAACTACTGCAATTCCACAAGATCACACTTGACCAATTTTTTCTTGGATAGTCTTCGTTCTTGGATCCCAGGTATTTGATGGGCATGCGGGTTTTGTAATTATGTTTGACCACCATGACATCTTTGTCTGGATTTTTTAATTCCCACAGTTTCACAATGTCATCGCGCAAAATCATGTCGCCGTCGATGAATATGGCCCAGCCTGAATAATTCATCAGACTTGGCACAAGGAATCGACTGTAGATAAACTGATTGCTGCCGTCGGTGTGTGTTTCTGAATAATCCTTGAACAGATTCAAGGCCACAGGAACAATGGCCACAGGCCGACTGGCATGCCTGATGATTGAGTTCACACACACATGATATGCCACAGATTCTCGAGGATCATAGCCCACAAACACAGGAATGGGGATCATTGTTTTCGTTCTATATCTTCCTCAATACAGCGGTTGCCGTATTGAATTTCGATCAATTTCAATGGTTCGTTGTTTTCATTGCACAACTGATGCCATTCGTTGACATTGATAAAGGTGTGCTCATGCATGGTCATTTGACATTTGATTTCTTGATCAGTTGATGCGTTATCCAATGTATACACTGTGGCAGAACCTTCGGCAACAAACCAAAATTCTGCACGTTGATCATGTCGTTGCATACTCAAACATGTTTTGGGCATAACAGTTAGTTCTTTGAGTTTGGTATTGGCACCCACTTCGTGTAACACACGATAGTATCCCCAGGCTCGATCTGTCTTGGGCGTTTTCCACTCTTCCAAGATCCAACTACTGGAATTCTTTTTATCTTCACCACCTACACCAAACGCGAATTCCAAATTGCTATCTATCACATCCATCTCGGGAATGTTTTTGTCAGTGCGATCTCCACCATTGGCAAATACCAATGTTGCGTCAGGGTAGTGTGCTCTGACTTGACGTATGAACTCCTTGGCTGACCCATCCTCATCGTCAAATGTGTACACTTCGTCTACCATGGCAAGATTGTTTATCACGCACAATCTTTCCGTCCATGGCATGAATGGTCGACCTTTTTTGCGAGTCAACCATTCGTCTGAATTGAGTCCCACAATCAGCATGTCGCCCAGTGTGCGGGCTGCTTTAAAATAAGTAATGTGTCCAGAGTGCAGCGGATCAAACCCGCCAGTTACAAGTACTATTTTCATATTAATCTACTGTAGAATTCAAGACCGGCTGAACTTTGCCCACTGTTTCACGTTCAATGTCTTCGTGATCAAATTCAGCCCAGTACAATTCAAATGCCACTGTGTCTTCGTGAGCAAAAAATTGATGGTATTCGCCTGGCCCAACTTTGGTCCATTCACCAGGCTCTAGTATTGTTACATCAACCAGGTCGTAGTTGTTTTTCCACACACGAATTTCCAAGCGTCCAGTTTCTACAAAAAAACCGTTCCACTTGTGTTTGTGTAGATGCTTGCTGCAAGTACCCCCGGCAGCAATGTCAATGCGATGAAACTCCAACACTCCGTTGGCTTCTAACAGCCGTGTCTCGCCCCAAATTTTTCCTGCTTTCATAGATACTCCAATAAATCTATCTTCATGCGAGTACTTATGTTGGCAACTCAGCGTTTCTTTAAAATTAATCTCAATTCAGGTTTGGCGGCTATGCCTTTGTGTGGCTTGCCACCATAGTCCGCAGCTTGCCACCATGCAACATAGCATTGATCAAACTGCTGTTGTATCTTGCTCATCCACCAAGCACAGTTTTCTACAATCAGATGTGCATTCCGACCATCTGGCAAAAATTTTTTAGCAGGATAGCAGGCTATGATTAAAAAGGCAGCACGAGAAAACTTGCTCTGCATGAGTTTCAGTGACTGATCCAACTGATCGGGCTCAAAGTGTTCTATAACATCACAACTGACCAAACAATCATAAATGCCAGCGGGCACAATATTATAATCAGGGTTGCCAGGATCGTAACCCGCTAGTTCTTGAACGCTGGAAAAATCTTGTGTCACCCGAGTCAGAAGATGTCCCTTGGCACATCCCCAATCCACCAGGCTGTCTGGTTGATACTCGGTAACAAAATCGTGTACCAAGTTGTATTTGGGTAAAAGTTCTTTGTACATACCTGCCATGATGTTATATATGACTCACACACCACCAGAAACCCGTCCAGGCTGTAATGAAAAATATCAGTAAAAAGAATTCCATTTCGGCTAGATCTCTTTGCCAGCGTTCTTGGTCAGTCATGTTATACTGTGATGTCTTCCATGCCTGCTGTGCGCAGTCGGACCACATGACCCATTTGCCACTGCTTGGTGTCCAGGCCTTTCATGATACCCAGCCAACGGTTGCGTAGCAGTGCCACTTCATTGATGATGGTTTCAAAGTCCACAACTTCTTCTTCACCGTCCACATACTTTTCAGCGTCACGTGCTGTGAGCGCACGAGCATATCCTTCGAGATATTTTTTAAAGTGTCGAGTGCGTATCTTGCGCAGTTGAATGTTGAGAAAGTTCAACACAGCTTCGATTTCTTGTAGCTGATTGAACCTGTGCTCAGTGATGCCCGGCAAGGCCGTGATGTTCTTCTCCACCGACCCGCCAATTTTACAGTCTCGTTTGGCATCTGTCAACTCTGACTCAAAGTGTGCAATAAAGTCAGGAATATTGCCAAGATCGGCAACTACTCGACTGTACCACATCAGTAGTCATCTTCTTGATTGTAGTTGTCCTCTTCATCAAGTTCTTCTTCTTCTGCATAGTCTTTGTCATGGTCCAAATATGCAGTCAGAGCTTTTTTGATGTCTGAATCATCTTTGAAAGAGTTCCGGATTTCGTCTACATCGTGATCATGGTCAATCAAGATGGACACTATACTTTCGGCAGCATCCAGTCGATCTACCACGTTGACATATCGCTTCAACTCGCCCCAAATTTCGCTTACTACTTCTGTTGACATTTTATTCTCCTACATTGTTGATGTGTTGTTTGCCGCTGACTTTTCATTGCTGACATGGTCTGAATACTCTTGAATAAGAGTTTGATATTCCTGATTAGGATGATTGTGCAATCTTGAGAAATATAAATCTATTACAATACCAGCGGCAGTTCCTGGAAACCAAGAAGGATTAATTGCATGAATAAAGCTGGCTATTCCTGCCCATATCAATCTAACGCCAGCTGTTACAGCCCACTGAGCATGATTGAAATAATTAGTATTGCTGTCTTTAAGGTGTTGTCTAACACTCATAATGTATTCTCTTTTATATTTTTTTTAATATTAAACACGTTGGGTTTAATACCGGTCATGGCTAGATTAAAATCTACAAGTCGTTCATCTACAACAATGTTGACTGAAGATTCTCCGATGATTTTCTTTACTTGATCATGAATATTTAACAGACTTTGTTTTAAAATATCTTGAGCATTGTGATTCATTGGAAAAATGCTGATCTCAAATTGATCTAGTTCTGGTTGGTAATCAATATCCAAAATTGATTCTGCATGGTACACAGACTTTGTCATAGCTACATTTATAGCACGTTTTATCTGAGAATCAAATACTTTTTGGGTATTTTTAGTAACATACTTTGTCCGGCCGAGATAAAAAACTTTGTTATTTTTTATTTCTACATAGTCCCGTGTGTTGAAAAATCCTTCAGAATCTACTGCCAGATGTGGGCTCTGTGACGGTGATCTTATCCATAATGTTTCTTGGCAGATCTTAAAGTCAACCTCTGTAACTTCTGTTCCCATATCAGCATATAAAATCTCATCCAACAAAGAATTGAACTCTTTATAAAATTGTTGCATGATTCCTTCATTGTTGCCGTAGAGACTAACAAATTTTTTGGCTCCTAAATTAAATACATCTGTTATAAAATGTACACTACACGGACTACCTCCTGACATTACTGTACAATTCTGAAAACAATCATGCGGTAATTCGAGCTTTGCGCCTTTACGGTAATAAAGTAAATCTTTTTCGTAAAGAAAAACTTTTGTAAACAACCCGCGAGCTGCCAATAATCCTAATTCGTGAATAAATTGTATCGTAAACACAGTTGAGCCTGCGTATAGTGGTCCTAACAATGTTACCGCTACCATGCCTATGTGATTGGTGCTACAATGACTAGCAAAGATATCAGTGTCAGAAAACAAATTTGCTGCCATACTGATACCAGTTAACAAATTTTTAGTTTGATGTATCAATTTTTTTGGTTGTCCAGTGGTGCCGCTGGTGTAGGCATTGACAATTTCAAAATCAAGATTTATTATTTCTGGTTGATATACATATTTCTTTTTATCAAATTCGTTAGATATTTCTTTTTCGGTTAGTAAAAAGAGATTTGATAAGTTTGCTAGGTCAACATATTTGCTATTTTGAGTCCAGTATAAAAAATTTTTATCTGCTATTGCCAAGTCTGTTTGAGCAACATAATGAGGGAAATCATCTTTATCCACTGGGGCCACAACAATTTGAACTTCAATTTCAAGACAGGCATAAAAAATTGCAATAGAGTCAACGCTGTTATGACGCATTATAATCATGCGTTTAACATTTTTATTGCGCAAAAATTCTTTCCAATATTGTACACGTGATAGTAGATAACTTTTGTTGCGTCGAGTAAAAGTATAATCAACAACTACTGCATTATCATTTATTAAATCAGCAGAAGTAATTGTACAGTAACTCTGTCCCAACAACTTGGCAAATTTTCTCTCAGTAGCTAAATCTATTGTCATGTTATTCCTCTGCGGAAGTTGTGTCATCTACGACTGTTTTTTCTTCTTTCTGATTGGCAAAGTCTGCCATGACTTTGTCCAGACACCCATCTTCGTTTGCTTCCCAGGCCTTGCGGAATTGTTTAATTATTTCGCCTTCACTGGTAACAAACACCAAACGATTGCCTTCTTTCTTGAGAATATTTTTCTTTTCTGCCAAATCAGTCAATCCACTGTAGGGATTCATACCTGTTTCATAAGGGATTTTGACCTGCATGCCTTCGAATGGTTTTGCATAACGAGTTTTCATTACTTTACAACCAGCACGGATGCCCATGACTTCGGAGATCTTGTTGCCATCCTCGTCTTCTTTCAGCTTCATTTTCTTCATGGCCACAACAATACTTGACGCATAGATAAAGCCTTGGCCACCTGAGATTTTGTCATCTGGATCAAACATGTCTTGACTTGCGTAGGTGTGATTGGTACAAACCATTCCCACATTGAACCCACCAAACATGTTGACTGAATTACGAACCAATGCAGTAAGTGCCTTGGGCTTGCGACCCATGTCACCTTTCATGTCACCTGCTTCAAATTGGTTGACATCAGTTGGTGTCAACAACATGCCCAATGAGTCAATGACCCACAATACTTTCATTCGTTCACCGTCTGGCAGAGCTTTGTAGTCAATCATGAATGTCGAAATAGCCTTGGCCACATCATCAATCATGCTCATGTTAAGTTTGAGTAACTTATCTGCGCCAGTGTCCACACCCAGTGCATGCAGCCATGTCTCGTCCAAGGCGTTTTCTGTATCAACCAAGATAACAAAAATACCTTGCTCTTGTGCATTCTTCACAATGTTGCCTGAACAGATATAACTCTTGCCTGCACCAGATTCGCCGGCAAACACTGTGATCTTGCCCAGCGGAATGCCTCGATTGAAATCTCCACTGATGAGATAGTTCAGGGCAAAGTTGCCTGTTGAAATCCAGTCGGTGGGATCATTGAACCCAATGCTCAGGCCTTCAATGCTTTTGGTAATGTCCTTGCGGAACTTGCTTACGTCAAATGGTTTTCCCATGATTTATCCTTTTGTTTTGTGTATTGAAAATCCGTGATTGTTCAATAAGTTTCTAAAAATAATTATACGGTACTTTGTGAGATTTTCATAGAGATTTGGTATATTCCCAATATTTAAAAATCCGCCAGAGGGTATCTTGTTGTGAGATTTACACCAATCTACATATTCTAAGCTCAGTGGCACAGTCTGAGAAGGCAGCAAGCTCAATGTTAAATATCCCAATAATTCGTCATAAGAATTTTCATCATTGCATGTTAAATCTAAGTCAAAATTGACAAACTTATGATACAATGACTTACCTAGATGATTAAAAGATAATCTTAAATTTGCTAAATCATTGGTAATAAAACTTTTTGGAAAATGATTGTTAGAGACTATGGTCCAACTTTTACTTACTGTATATTGAATATTATCAAACAATTTTTCTAATTTATGTACATTAACATTTATCAAATCGTAAATGTCATTTAATTCTAGTTTGCTTAAAACAACACTCAATAACGGCGCTGGTATGTTGTCCGGAAACTTTTCATGTATATTTTCTACCAGGCCAGAAAAATTATACTGTTTTCTTTTTTGTGTTATATCATATGATAACGAGTGAGAGGTAACCCAATCTGCATGAATTTTGTTTAAAACATGTTGACAAAGGTACTCTTCTGTTGTGTATGAATCAAATTGTATGTCTGTAAATTTGTTTAGCCAGTTGTTTACTTCCAATATATTTGAATCAAGTTTGTTAATGCTATCCAATATTTTTTGACCGTAATGCGAGTTCTCTGAGAAAAATCTATTGAGAGATTGTTGATTTAATTGATCAATGTAGAATTCTAGTAACTCCTGGTTGACCGGGTCAAAAGATATAAAATCTCCTGAGTTTTCAAATACCAATGAAAATTTCATATATTGATTTAATAACGCAGGATTCCTGCGTTATTAGTCGATTACTTGGCTTGACGGCTACGGATCATGGCCAGAATGTCCTGAGCATTTTGCCCTGAGGCTGCAGGCTTGGCCACTGGCGCGACCGCCACCGGAACATCATCTTCATCAAATCCATTGTCTGCTGGCGCAGGTGCTGCCTTTGCAACAGACTTGGTCACTGGTGCAGGCGTGTCCTCGTCTGCGTGAGCAGCACCGCCTGGTGCTTGAACACCAGCAGGACGGAAGTACTGACCCCAACGTTCTGTGTCGTAAGGTTGTCCATCCACTGAAGCCTCAAACATTTCTTTGATGACCTTGAGCTCAACATCGCCTGGCCTTTTGGGCAGGAATGTGCTCAAGTCATACAGGCTGTGTGTTTCAATGGCTGCCTGTTCAGCTTCGGTCAATGCCGATTCTTTACGTGCCCACTTTGATGTTGAGTAGTCAGCAAAGCCACCTTTGGCAGTTTTGCTAATACGGAAGTCCAAGCCACGCAGAGCGTCTGTTGGCAATTCTTCCAGCTCAGGATCCATCAGCGCACCTTTGATGGTGGCAAAGATTTGTGGTCCGATGATGAAACGTCGGATGGGATTTTCTGGTGTTTTGTCTTCGCTCAGGGGGTTCTCACGCACAAAGCCTTGGAAAATATAACTGCGTTTTTTCCAGTACTTGCGACCCATTTCTTCAAGGCTCTTGTCCTTGAACCAGGTGCGTACTTCGGCCAAGATAGGGCATGCATCGCCCCACATTTCCACACAAGGTACTTGTACGTACACTTGTTTGCTATCCCCTTCGCCTTTGATGCCAGCAAAAGGCAAACGAATCATTGCTCGTTCTTGCCAGAAAAATGTGTTTTTGGTATTTGCGTCGGGAAGGAATCGCAGTGTTGTACTTTGCCCTTCTTCCATGTTCCAGTGTGGGTAAATTGAATTGTCTCCACCTGTTTGGCTGCCGCCTTTGTTGTTTTCTGCTGCCTGTAGTCGTGCTCTGATTTCTGCTAAAGATGCCATAGTTTTTCTCCTTGATAAGTTGCCTATGTTATGTTGCCTATCTAAATGTTTAGATCTTGGTTGCCTGTGACTCACAAACAAAAAAGCGCAAACACTGTAGTAGTATATGCGCTTTTTGTCTACGTGTCAATGTTATTTATGATCAAGTTGTTCTAAATTAAAAATATCATAGGGCTTTTGCTGAAGTTGTTGTTGATTGTGAGCAAACACATCAAGATTGGCTAGAAAAAGATCATGCAAGGTGTGTCGATCGGAGGTTATTTTTTTCAAACAGTCAATGTATGCAACGAATCTTGGTTCGTCGGCAAGGTTGTCCCAGTCATTTATTTTTTGATCCTCGATGTTGTCCCAATCAAGATTGATGCCAACCGGCAATTGCCAACCATGATCGACCAGGGTTTGGTAATAATGTCTGGGACCAAAATTCAATACAAATCTACCTTGAATCAAATGGTCATATGTTTTTTCGCAAAATATCACATTGTGGCCTTTGATCAATGATTCCAGTTGAGCAGACACATAAGTACTGTCAAAAAATCTTCTTGCCGGCGGGGTTGCAGTCAATTTATCATGATTTGTTTCACCGGTGTCGCACGGCAACACTGTTTCTGCTGTGAGTCCGCCATGAAAGCCGGGTATGTGATTGATTGAGTTGTACAAAATACTTTTTAGAGCTCGATTGTTTTGACCATACAAAGACAATAAAACCGATGAGCGTTGATCTAACAACATGGGCCATTGATTGAAATTTTTTGGGTCAAGTTGTTTCCAAGTGACGTTTTTTTCAAGGTATGCGTATTTGCATCGATTCCAATAAAAATCAAAATGCACAACATTGTTTAAACCAGGAATAGGATGTTTACAAATGGTTATCAAACTGGTTGGCAATATTTTTTGAAAATATTTTATCATCTCAATGGGTTGATCTTGAAAAATTGGATTGGCATGAAATATATCATAAAAAACCAATTTTTGAATTGCATGAGTTTTTATGTAGCGTTTGATTGTTTTTTTTGTGTATTGTTGTCGCCGACTATCAGGAGCAATTTCATATGCCCAATAATCTACCCACAACTCGCGAGATGATTGGGTTTGCACAATTGGCAGCCACTGAGGATAACCAAAGATGCAAGGATCACTGCCCGGCATTAACGCTACTTCGCGCATGTTTTATTTGATCAGAGCCAGTGATTTTATTCTTGCCAAAAGTGCATCGCCTTCTTGAATATCAGTTGCTTTGCCTTCGTAGTAGCTGCCGGTCATGGCGGCATTGTAGTTGATTGGGTCTTGAGGTGCTTGTGCTTCGCCCATGCTGTAAGGCATGCCCACTGCGCCACCATCTTCATACATGCTGCCACATTCCATTAGACCGTGTTCGGGGCAGTACTCACCTTCCATGGTCATGTTGCATGAGCCTTCTTTTATTTCTGTGTTTTTGTCTAATTGGTCTGCAAAATGAGCAATTGCCGGAACCCGCGCTGGGGCCGGGGAGAGCGTGGTGCTCGTCCGCTCGGACGCGAGCCCGGAGGACGCTCCGGCCGTCCGCGCGGCTGTGGCCGTCGCGACCGCTTCGGGGGGCCTGACTTCCCATGCCGCCGTCATGAGCCGCGCTCTCGGCAAGCCCTGCGCGGTCTCCGTGTCGAGCCTGCGGATTCGTGGCGGTGACGTGTTCGTCGAGCGGTCCGGACAGCCGCCGGAGCGGCTGGTCGCGGGCGATCTCGTGACGGTCGACGGCACGCGCGGTCTTCTCGTGTCGGGGGTGGCGCCGACCCGTTGGGTCGCGGACGATGACACGCCGGGCCGGCTGTCCTCGTGGGCCCGGGAGATGTCGGCGGTGCGGATACTCGTCCCCGAGGAGGGGGGCGGGGACCCCGGGGCGCGAGCCCGCGCGCTCGGGGCCGATGGTGTCTGGAACGGGCGCACCGTGATCGATCTGTCAGGGTCGGAGCGGCCGGAGTGGGGGGAGCCATCGGCGTGGGGCGGCCCCCCCGCGACTCTCCCCCGGAGCGATCTTCTCGTCGTGCCGGCAGGGCTCGTCGCGGCGGCGCGCGTGGCGGCCGCGTCATGAGCGGTGTCCGCATGGGTTGGCATGAGCCGTTTCGACACACTGTCGGCTCCTCCGAGATGTGCCGTCACAGGTTCGGCCACAGTCTCTGCGTCCATGCTGCGCCGCAGGAGCCTCCGAGCGTGACCCCAAGCGCGCGGCGAGGCCTCGAGTCCCACCCGATGTCTTGACCGCCCCGACTCCAGGAAGAACCCTCTTCATCCGAATGGTCTCACGACCCGAAGCACGCGATAGAGCGTACGCTCCTTGCTAGGGGAGCGCCCCAGCGGCGGCGCCCTGCCGCACAGAGTCGCCC